TGGACGGGCTCTTTGCGGATGGTGCCGTTGAGGCCAGCTTTTGCCTTGACGGCCATGGGCAGCAGACGCGCCTACTAGGTTTCCCCTAGAGCACCGGCACGACGTATTCCGTTGTGGTGCCTGCGTAGTGCTTCCAGATGACCTCGCTGGAATTGCCTGCCCATGCCGATGCCTGAGCTACTGGGATGCCAGCTTCTAACCAGCGGCTAATGGCCACATGGCGCAGGTCGTAAGGGCGATACCTGGCTTTGACGAGGCCCGCGTTGTGCAGCTCGTCCACCCGCTTGCGGAAGAAGCTCTGGAAGGCGTAGCGGTTCCACGGGAAGATGTACCTACCCTCGCGGGGCTGAGCTTCAATCAGCTCTCTAGCTCTGGCGTTCAAGGGCACCCACCGTTTCTTGTTGGTCTTGGTGCTGTCCTTGTGGCCGTGGGTCAGCGTGTAGTTGCTATGGACCAGGATGCGGTCGCCATCTAAGTCATCCCAGCTCAGGGCGCGCACCTCCCCGGTTCGCATCGCGGTCTGCAGCATCACCTCGGCAAACGTGGCCCAGTTGACCGCAGAGTGATGGCGCTTGGATTCCAAGGCGATCAGCACCAGCGGGATCTCGTCGCGGGGAATCACGGTGACTTCGTGGTCCTGCTGCGGCGCCTTGGGCACGCGGAAGTTTGCAACCGGGTTGCGCTCCAGCAGGCCAACGTCCTCGGCAGCAGCCCAGCGGTACATGGACCGCACGAACATGGTCACGCGCCTGGCGGCTTTAACCGGCTCCTGCTGGAGCACCCAGAGCAGCACCTGACGGCCTTGGCTGAGATCCTGCACGGGGCAGCGGCCCAGCCATTTAGTGACTTGGGCGTAATCAGTGCAGAGGCTGGTGGGCGAGAGCGAGATGCTGCGCTCTTGCAAGAACATGCCCCACGCATTGTGAAGCGTCGGCAGGGCAGGGCCTGCCAGATAGGCTTGAGCCATCGGGTCCAGTAACAGTGGATTCGGTCGCGGGCCGGGAGCTGCAACTCGCCGGTCCACCTCATTGATAGCACGGACCGCGCTGGCTAGTGGTGGTCTCTACGAGTGTTGGGAATAGTGTTGCCGGGGGATGGATAGCGCCGAATACGCCCCCTGCTTTTCTCCATTGGAGTGTTGTATGGCTTTCGGGCCGCCAAAGCGGCCATCAGGCTCCCCGGCGGCAGATCAACCTCTGTGATCCATTGGGACAAGGCGAACGCTGGCAGTGCCCGCCGGTGGGTTAACAGCTGCCTTGGCTTCCTCAGGTGTTGCCGCAGTCACGCGGTCAACACGGATGGCATCGCCGTTTTTGTTGACGAAAATCGCTTGGTAGAGCATGGCTTTGGTTCGGTGGGATCTCTCCCGTTCCCTATTTATAGATCCGGCAGCGGGCAAATGTCAAGCAATCCGTCCGCCAACTTGCTGCAGCGTTACTGCGTCGCTTCCCGCAGCTCCTGTTTCAGGTGATCCAGCAGGGCCTGATCAGCGGGCGAGAACTGGGCCGGTGGTTTGAGCTGTAATTCGAGAATGCGGGTCTTGAGCTGTTTGGCGTAGAGGCTGTTGAGCTGCTGCTCTACGTCTTGTGCTTTGGCATAGCGATTCTCGATGGCCACGGTCCCGCCAACCAGGGTCACCAGCAGGGCCACAGCGGCAGCGGTGATCTCAAGCTGGCGGTTCATGGGATTAGACGGGGACACTAATCAGCTTTAGGGGATTGCCGCCGCAATGGCGTTGATCAGCGTGGTCACGCGGGTGTCAAGAAGCGCGAGGTCTATTGCTTCTCCGATGGAGTAGAAGGCAAGACGGGCATCTGTGGTGAGTGGAGAAGCCGCATTCCGCTGGAAAACATGAATATCACCGGCTACTGGTGTCTGACTCGCTTGTGTGGTGGTATTAGTAAGGCCGACACATCTTGTCGAATACTCGCTTGCCGAAGCGCGACTAAGGCCAACATTTGTTGCTGTTGTGAGACTGGAGCCTGCAACGCCTGTTGTATTGCGTGATCTAGTCAGCAATACTGCAGTCCCAATTCCAATAAAACTGGCACCATTCTCGGCTCCGCCCGCGCCCATGTATGCTCGTGTATTGGCGCCAACGGTAGACGAGCGAGCAAAAAGATGCTGACTATTCTGTGGGTCAGCGTTGTTGTTGCGATTGCTATTTAAGTACTTCGCACTCCCATCCCCCACCAGCCCCGTCTTCCGGTTGTAATCACCAGAGGCAAAGTTGAAGTTAGTCGGCGCAGTCCCCACCAGCGGCACCAGGCAGCCACCCAGCGTCCGAGCACCAGCCAAGATACAGCCTGCCTTGATCGCAGGCCAAATGCCATCATTCTTGCAACCTTTGATAAAGGCGTTGACGGCCAAACGCACTCCAGACTCTAGCGCCTGTCCATCGGCAGCCTCAACGGCTGTCAAGTAGGTCAGGGCATCCTGGTCATCAACGAGGAGGTTTGTCGGCGTAATTACCCAGCTCATGACCGCACCTCTGGGTGATTAGTGGCAGTGTCTAGTCCAGTTGTGTAGTTCATACCGCGTACCTCACGATGACGATGCCGGAGCCGCCATTGCCGCCGTTGAAGGTTGCACTACCGCCGATACCCCCAACAGCGCCGCCGCCGCCGCCCGTATTTGCTTGGCCACTTTGTGCGTTTGCTGCAAATGCACCATTCCCACCACCGCCGATGCCTCCACTACCAACTAAGCTGCCGCTTCCGACTGAGCCACCTCCTCCGCCAGCATAATAAATTCCGTCTAGCCACACAATGCCAGGACCGCCGTTTCCAGCGGGTGTAGGTGTTGCATTATTTGTGTAGGTAGCAGCATTGCCTCCAGCGCCTCCAGCGCCGCCGCCGCCACCCGAGGCACGAGTGTTATCAGGTGCTCCTGAAACAAAAATATTTGAGGTTCCACCGTTGTTTCCTTGTCCGGTAGTGCCATTCCCGGGAAGCATGGCCCATGAGCCCGCACCGCCAGATCCGCCATCGCCGCCGTTGGACAATGTGTTACCTGTACGAAAGCCGCCACCAGATCCTCCGCCGATAGCCGTGTAAGTGCTACCGCCAGCTACTGCCAACACAGAGTTAGAGCCGTTTGTTGCGGTTGTCCCGGTTGCGCCATTGCCGCCAGCGCCAACAGTGATTTGATGCGTTCCTACTGCTAGCAAGACAGTGGTAAGCGTGATAACGCCTCCGGCACCACCACCACCACCGCTGTTGTTAGTAACCAAGGCTCCGCCGCCACCGCCGCCGGCAACGATTAGGCACTCAGGAAGGTTTGCTCTACCTCCAACCGCCGGATGAAGTCCGGCTCCAGGGTCACTAACCACAAAATTGGCAGTTCCAGTCGTAGTAAATCGGTGGACTCTGTAGCGAATGCCGTTTATGACTGTATCGGTAACGGAGTCGCCACCTGTTGCAGCAATGGCGCGGAATGGTTGCTGGGCCAGCACCACCTTCCCCGGCACGTAGATCGGGCTCATGGCTGCCACCTCCTAGTGTTAAAAACTTGTGTGTCGGTCATGGGATGGCGGCTCCGATGGCGTTAATTAGGGTTGTGACGCGGGCATCTAGGAGAGCGAGGTTTAGGGATTCGCCGATGGAGTAGAAAGCTAGGCGGGCATCTGAATAATTTACAGAAGGGTTGCTAAACACTGTAATCAATTGATTATACGGGGCGCCGGATAGCGAAGTTGCACTTGAGCTAGAACCTCCATACCGAGCGGTATAAGCCGCCGCTGTTGCGCGTGATACACCAATTAATCCGAGAGCTGAAGATGCCCCTAGCAATGTAACAGTCGGGGTCCTGCTTCTAAAGTAGATAGAGCCAGTGTCTATCCCAATGGTTAAATGGTTATCATTTACCGATGCAGGACGAGTTCCTATGTAGGCTTGTGACACGGCTTGATTGCCTGCCGTAGTCACGTAAATTGAGCCATGCTGGTTGTCTTGCGGATCAGCATTGTTGTTTCGGTTGCTATTTAAATACTTTGAGCTACCATTTCCCGCTAACCCAGTCTTCCTGTTGTAATCTCCAGCCACAAAGTTAAAGTTAGTGGGTGCAGTGCCCGCCAGAGGTACCAGTGCACCACTAAGCGTCCTAGCCCCAGCCAAGATGCAAGACGCCTTGATGGCGCTCCAAATGCCGTCCAGCTTGCAGCCGACCACGAAGTCGTTGATGGCTTTACCGACAGCAAACTCCAGGAGCTGGCCATCAGCAGCTTCAACAGCAGCGACGTAGACCATGGCATCGGCATCGGTCATGCCGTTAAAGCCAGGCCGAACGAGCAACGTCATACGTCACCCCCGGGATTAGTGTCGTTGTCTACGACTGGTGCAACGTACGGGCTGCCGTCAGCGTTGAACTGGGGCGGGATGGGGCCGACGTAATAGGGGCCGACCTTGAGGTCCTGGCACACCTTGGTGGCCATAGAAGTGGCGTAC